CTGCTTTTGTAAATGACTATTTGTATTTTGGTAATAACTATACTGGAAGTTTTGGCAGCAAAACATCTTCTCAGTATGGTGTTAGAGGTTATGCAGGAACTGATCAAGACGTAGGTGATTTTCATGTCGTAATTCAAGGAGATCTAGCTTAATGGAAACACCTAATTTTAAAAATATGCATCTTTGGGATAGACTGTGTTGGGCAAAACAAAATTTAAATAAATATCAATCAAGCTATCGTGTTGTTTATGAAGACAGCGTAGACGAGTGTGCCAAAATACTTGTGCCTGACCCTAACTGGATGGCCTGTGCATTGCAGGGCGGCATCTTACCGCCAGTATGGGTCTACTGGGAACTAGCCAAAGACGAATCACAGCCAGGCTTTAAAAAGCATACTCGTGGTTATCTACTGCACAACACAGAACCTGTTGCAGCAATGACTGAAGAAGAAGCAATAGAGTACCTAATTCAAAAAGACATACCACAATCTGTTTGGCAGTCGTGGGATGAGGGCAACCGCCCGAAAATGGTAATCTGCAAAAAAGAGCAGTTACCGAAAACAAGAGAGTGGAGAAACGCTTGGCGTATCTCTGATGAACTAGCCGCATGATAGGAGACTAAACGTGGTTGATACATACATTATCGATAAAGACGGTAATCAGGCTAATGCGTCAGAAGTTACCGTTCCAGCAAACAGAGACTTCCGTGGCGCATGGTCACTGTCAGGCACTGTAATCAGTGAAGACTTGGACAAAGCCAAAGAGATATTTAAGGACAAAATCCGTGAGGTGCGTGGCCCACTGCTTGAAGCAGAAGACGTTGTGTATATGAAGGCAATGGAAGCTGATGATAGCTCTGCAAAAGCTGCATCTGTTACAAAGAAAAACAACTTGCGTGATGCACCAGCCGCATCTGCTATTGGGTCTGCTTCTACGATTGCTGAACTAAAGGCAGCATGGAATACAAGTTTACTTGGCAAAAGTCCATACGCATAATGAAGCCCGATGACATCATCATAGCAACAGGTGGTGTATCAGCTCCACTTTGGTTGCCCACTTTAAATATGTGGGTAACGCTGGTGCTTGGGGTGATGTCAATTATTTATGTTGGTTGGAAACTTTGGCGTTTGTATTGGGATAAATAACATGTTGCAAGCATTAATAGCACCGATAGCCAATATTGCTGGTTCATGGGTTGAGTCTAAAGTAGAAACACAAAAAGCTAAAACCGCTGTTGCCAAGCGTGTTGCTGCTGGCGAACAAGAATGGAATCTTGAACAGGCAAAGAACTCATCATCATCGTGGAAAGACGAGTGGCTAACAATTCTTGTAAGTATTCCATTAATTTTAGCCTTCACTGGTAATGAGGATATTGTTGAGCGTGGTTTTGCTGCGCTTGACACAATGCCTGATTTCTATAAGACTGCCGTCGGCGTAGTATTTGCTGCGTCTTTTGGTGTACAGCAGTTGACAAAGATGTTTAAAAAATGAACATAGCAAAGTTTACAGAACTCGTTGCCCAGCATGAGGGGCTGCGCTTAGAAATGTATCATGACACAGTTGGCGTACCGACTATTGGCTATGGGCATAATATGATGATGCCAATATCAGCGGAGGCTGCCAAAGTTATACTGGACGATGATATCAAGATTGTTTTTGCAGAGCTTGATGAGCGTATGGATTGGTGGCGTGATTTGCCAGAGCCAGCGCAAATGGTTATTGCATCAATGGTATTCAATATGGGCTGGCCTCGGTTTTCTCAATTTAAAAAATTTATATCTGCATTAGAAGACCGCATGTGGGATAAAGCTGCACATGAAATGGAAGACTCGCTTTGGTTTAATCAGGTAGGACATCGTGGTAAACATTTACGTGACATGATGTTAGAATGTAATGGGCAAACATAACATTGAAGAAGCATACAAAGAATTTGGCACAATAGAAAAAGCAGCAGATGCTTTAGGAATGTCAAAGAGCAAATTCTATCGAGAACTGCAAAAGTCAAAACAAAAATCATACATCTTACCAGAAATACCAGAAGATGATTTGCCTGTTGAAGACATAGTTAATCATCTTCATTTGCGTTTTCAAAAGCGCAAGGCGCATAAAGACGCAACAAAATGGTATAATGTAGACATGCAGTCAGACGATCCTATTGGATTGTTATGGCTAGGCGACCCACACATTGATGATAATTACTGCGATTGGGATTCATTACGCCATCATTTGTCCATCATAGCCTCACACACGCACATCTATGGTTGTTCGGTAGGTGACTACCAGAATAACTGGGTTGGGCGTCTGGGGCGATTGTACAGCGAACAGGACACATCCCACAAAACAGCGTGGAAGTTAGTTGAGTGGCTGATAAACGAGATGAATCCGCTTGTTCTGATTGGCGGCAACCATGACATGTGGTCTGGCGCGGGAGACCCGCTGAAATGGATTACGTCTGGTCACACCATTCGTGAGGATTGGGAGGCTAGAATCTGTCTTCGGTTTCCAAATGGCAGAGAGTGTAGAATACATGCGGCGCACGACATGGCTGGACACAGCCAATGGAATGCGCTTCATGCCCAAAATAAAATGGCTAGGTTCAAGGGTCACGCCGACCTGTACATTAGTGGTCACAGACATAACTGGGGCTTGGCGCAAATCGAGAACGTGGAAAAGAAAGCAACAGCTTGGCTTGCTCGTTGTCGAGGTTACAAGTTCCATGACACTTATGCTATGGTCAAAGGATTTGATCAACAAAACTTTGGACAAGCTATTTTTCAAATCATTAATCCCCATTCAACGTCTCCGACAAACTGGACACATTGCTTTGTTGATCCACAGGAAGGGGCTGATTACTTAGACTATCTGCTATCGCTTCGGCGGTAACAGCAGCATAGCCTGCTATATCTACCCAGCTATCTGTGTGATGTGGTGCTTCCATAAGTCTAGCTATTTTGACAAGCATCATCATAATACCTACGTCTTCAATTTTGAATTGATGGTCAGTGTAGCTTGACCATAAGCCAGCAATGCGCTCAAAGTTTTCGCTTGGTTTGCCATAGTTTTCGCCACGTTCAGCAACTGCTTGACTAGCAAATGCTAATATGTCCTCTCTGTTCATACTTCTTTGACCTCAATAAAATGGATGTCACCCAACACAGCAGTCTTTAGTTGTGCTGGGCTTTTGAATTTACGTAATTTATTTTCCGTAATAAGTTTTGCTTCTGCTGTATTTTGTGCAGAGAAGCAAAACTCAACAAAATGTTCAACGACAACGCCCACTTTATAGGGCGTTGCGTTGTATGGGTTTGCCGTTGTTGTGCGATTAGAACGGTATGTCATCATCCACTCCTGAACCCATTGGTACGGCTGGTGACATTGGGATTTCAGATGGCCCTTGTGGTTCATTGTTAGGCACGTATACACTAAGGCCAAGATAGTCATTGCCAGCTTGTGATTTATTTTTGTAGGCAGATATCTTCATATTGCCAAACGAACCAGAATAATTAGGCTTGCCTTCTGGAACTTGATCGCCGTTATCCCACAGCAATCCAAGTTCTACATACACGCCAAGTGTACGCTTGCCGTTGATTTCTTTTTTGAATAACACCACACGTGGATTGTGTGGGTCATCAATCTTTTTGACCCAATCTTCTATGTTGATTGTGCCAGAAAGAATAGGGACACCAAGACGCTCATCGTCCTCTTGCACAGGGAACGCTGACCCCTTACCGACTTTCATTTCATACGCCATATATACACTCCTTAAAATTCAGATGGCTTAGTTGCTGGGGTATTGTGCGGCATAGGTTCTTTCCAAACCTTTGGTTCTGCCGCTTTGTTGCCATCATCATCTTCTGATGGCAAACCAAACGCAGCTTGCAAGCCATAGCGTTTGGCATAGGTGATACCTGATCCCATCTTTTGTGGGTTGGATAGGTCAGGTGATACAATAGGCGTGCGGCTAGTCAAAACCTCACCACTAACATGCATGACAACAGTCTTCACAAACATGCGACCAGTATCATCCATATCTATTAGTTGTGTAAATGTTAGACCATGCTGGCCTGCTTTACGGCAGGCAGCAATCACTTCTTCCAACGTAGAATATGTTGAACGGAAGTGTGGGTTTTTGCCGTCTTTGCTAGCCTTCACTTCTTCTGCATGCCATGAAATAAATGCATCAGCAATAGTTTGTTTTTTCTCTGCCATTGTTACCTCCTAGTCAGAGTTGATTGTAATGCGACAAGCACCACGCTTGTCACGCTTGATAGTCAATAGGTCACAATAAACTTCACGCTCTGTGTCTTTTACCATTGATTTTAATTCTTTTTTGGTAGCTTCATGTTCTTTA